CTCAACTCTGGCGTCAACTCTGGAAACAACTTTGACAACTTCTCAGAGGATGAGAGGATTGTCAGGTCATCGTTCACGATGGACGTGGTCGGCTATATCATAAACCCGAAGTACCCTGGCTCGAAGCAGTCCGTCAAGAGGTACTACTCTGCACCGACGGTAAGCTTCGACTTCATCCAGTCGAACGGCGAGATCAGGAAGATCAAGTCTGGCGGAGTGAGGAGCACCGACGCCCAGTCATTCTTGCTCGAGGATGTCAAAGCCGATGATGAGCCGGCTCAGACCATCATGGTCCAGGAGCGGGGAACTGTGAGCGGAGATCCCTACTACGATGTGACCAGCATTGGCGGAACAAATGCGGGCAAGGACGCGATTACAGTAGCTAGGGAATATGTAGATCCAACCACGGGACTCTTGGTACGCCAGAATCTCAAGCCAGTTGGAAGAAATAAGCGAGTCGGAGAGACGGTGTACAGGGAGCAGATTTTTACAGATCTCGGATCCCTAGTCTTAGAGCAGGGAGAGGAATCTTGACGCTCGGCTTGATACTTATGAAAGACCGCAAATCGTAAAAGGAGATTAGGATGGCTGAACAAACATTTCGTTCTCCCGGCTTTTTCGAGAGAGAGATCGACCTCTCTGCTCGTCAGCAGGCCCCAACTGGGACCCCGGCCGGAATCATTGGAACGGCAGAGAAGGGTCCTGCATTCGTGCCCGTCACCGTCGGGTCTTTCGCAGACTTTGAGACCAAGTTTGGCACCCTTGATCCGGATCGCTCTGGACCCTACGCTGCCCGCGAGTACCTGAAGAACAAGGACGCAGTCACCTACCTCCGAGTCCTCGGCGCTGGTTCAAATGAGTCCACCACTGACATGACGAACACCACCACGTATGGCATCGTCAAGAACGCAGGATTCAAGGTCGCAAGCGTGGCAGCCGACGTGGCAAACGCCCCGTACCGTGGCTCAGTCTCATTCCTGTCGGCAAAGCACTATGTCTCGGCTTCCGAGGCAGTGGCTTTCCCGGTCTTCTCAGACAACGCCAGCATCAACACTGCTACTTCGCCCAACCTCGTCAGGGCTGTGCTGTTCTTCACCACCGCAAGCCGCGGCGTGGTTCTGGACCACAACCAGGCTGTCACGGCCACCAACGTCAATACCAGCGACAACCTTGCCACCGTCAGCGACTCCTCGAACTTCAAGTTTGTGGTCTCATCGAGCGAAGGCTCGGTGTTCTCGAATGATGATGGCGTCGCCGGCGTGCGGGTCTACAGCGCCTCGCTGAACCCATACAGCAACAACTACATCGGCAAGATCCTCAACACCGATCCGAGAAAGTTCCAGGAGCTCAACCACTACCTCTACCTCGACTTTGCGGTCGAGGACGAGCTGGCGAGCGTTGATCTCGGCGCAAACTCCATCGCGCTGCTCTCTGGCTCTTCCACGACAAATACAGTCGGTCTCTCCGACACCTGGCGGAATTCGTTCGGAAGGTTCGACACGAGATTCACCACTCCGCAGACCACAGAGTTCATCTCACAGCCCTACGGAAAGGTTGAGTTCGACCTGTTCCACTTCGAGGCTCTAAGCGACGGTGCATATGCCAACGACAAGGTGAAGATTTCGATCGCGAACATCCGCGCCTCCACCGACCCGAACTACGACTACGGAACCTTCGAGGTCCAGGTCCGCAGGTTCGATGACACTGACACCAATCCAGCCATCCTCGAGGCATTCCCTGCGCTGACCCTCGACCCGAACAGCGAGAAGTACATCGGCAGGATCATCGGTGACTATGCCGCCAGGTTCAACTTCGACTCAACCGACGAGGATGAGCGCAGGATCGTGATATCTGGTAAGTACCCTAACCGCTCTGCCTTCGTTAGAGTCGTGATCAACTACTCGATCGAGAGGGGAGAGGTTCCTGCCGACGCGCTTCCATTCGGATTCCGCGGCGTTCCGGTCCTGAAGACCACGAACAGCATGACCGACCTCGGCCACGCGGCGCTCTCCTTCGATGGAAAGACCTACGGACAGCCATCTTCGATCAGGACCTCGGTTGGAGGGGCATCGAACCTCACCAGCTCGATCGTTCCGCCGCTGCCGTTCCGATTCAAGGTCACCCGCGGCGAGACCAACACATCTCCGTACTTCACCGGTCAGCCGGGCAAGAACGAGCGGGTGGATGCGAGGCTGTACTGGGGAACCAAGTTTGAGACGCTGCCCCTCACGTCATCGACTGAGAACGCGATCTACAATCCGAACTCTTCGGACATGCTCAATCCCCTGCTCGCTGCCTACAGCAAGTTCCAGGGAATCCTGAAGCTCGACAACCTCGTGACTGGATCTGGCGCGGACGCGTTCAACAACAACAAGTTCACGCTCGCCAAGGTCGCGTTCTTCAACACGGAGACCAACCTCTCCACGCTCACCGGTTCTGCCGCCGAGCACATGAAGGATGCCGCCTACGTCAGAAACGGCGCCCCAGACGCAGTGAACTACACCGTCAACGATGGAACCCTCAGTGGCAGAATCACGCTGGCCACCCTGGTCCACTCGAGCTCAGTGAAGTTCAACCGCTTCACCGACTACGCAAAGTTCACCGCGCCGATGTACGGTGGATTCGACGGCGTCAACCTTCTCGATAAGGACAACCTGCTTCTCACCGACAAGGCTTCATCGACTGATGCCGGTGGTAAGGCTGCGGCTACCTACACTGGTGGACTCGGACTCACAGGAACCAACAACGGCGCAATGTCGGGAGCTGGAAGGCTCAACAACATAATCCACTCGTACCGCACCGCGGTCGATATCATGACTGACCCGATGACCGTGAGCACCAACCTCCTCGCGATTCCTGGAATCAGGGACACATACATCACCGACTACGCTGCGGTAAGCAACCGTGACTACTCGATGGCTATGTACCTGATGGACATCCAGCACTACGACGAGGATGGCAACAGGCTCTACACCGACTCGGCAGCCAAGAGGGACGTCAGGACCACGGTCGAGCAGTTCGAGGGACGCCAGGTCGACAACAACTACACGGCGACCTACTTCCCGGACGTGTACATCAACGACGAAGTCAACAACAGGCCCGTCAAGGTTCCGTCCTCAGTGGCGGCGCTCGGTGCCCTTGGCTACAGCGACAAGGTTTCCTACCCGTGGTTCGCCCCGGCTGGATTCAACCGCGGCGCGATGGACTTTGTCAGGAACAGCGAGGTCAGGCTCACCTCTGCGGACAGGGACAACCTCTACGACGCAAGGATCAACCCGATCGCAAACTTCCCGAATGGTGGATACGTCATCTTCGGACAGAAGACGCTCCAGATGACAAAGAGCGCGCTGGATCGCGTGAACGTCCGCAGAATGCTCCTCGAGGTCAAGCGCCTCGTGGTCCAGGTTGCGAACAACCTCCTGTTCGAGCCGAACAACGCCGCCACCCGCGCGCGGTTCATCGGTCAGGTCACCCCGATCCTCGCACTCGTTCAGTCCCAGGCAGGCATCGAGAAGTTCAAGGTCATCATGGACGACACGAACAACACACAGTCAGATGTCGAGCAGAACAAGCTCAACGGAAGGATCGTTCTCGTTCCGACCCGCGCAGTAGAATTCATCTCGATCGACTTCATCATCACGAACAGTGGTGTAATCTTCGCTTGAGACATAGTTACATCAGAGATTAGGAGTTAGGCAAATGGAGCTAAAGTTTAAGAGCCCAGGCGTTAGCACTAGAGAGATCGACCTCACCGGTCCGACCGCTATTGCTCCCCAGGGGACTCCGGCGGGAGTGATTGGTACTGCAAATTTTGGTCCGGCCTTTGTCCCAGTGACGCTGGCCACGTACCAGGACTTCACGGCGACCTTCGGTGAGACCGATGGAGAGAAGTTTGGCCCGCTTGCAATGAACGAGTGGTTCAAGAACGCAAGGGCTGGAACCTACGTTCGAGTCCTCGGTGTTGGCGATGGCCTCAAGAGGGTCACCTCGACGACCACATCCACCGACGGCAGCACGATATATGCTGGCGCCGTGAAGAACGCGGGATTCATCGTTGGCTCCAAGCAGGTCGGCACGAACGGATACCTGGGCAGGAATCCATATGCCACTGACCTCGGCGTTCCTGGAAGGACCTACTTCCTCGGCGCGTTCATGTCGGAGAGCGCCGGAAGCACGGCGTTCAGCTCGGCAGGAATCCAGACATCAGGCCAGAACACCGCGCAGCCAATCCTCCGCGGTGTGGTGATGGCGCCTTCGGGCGTGCTCATCGCGCTGACCAGCGGTGCAAACGGTCACGTTCCCGCCACTGTCGCAGGAACGTCTGACCAGGGCTCGCACATCGGAAATGTGAACCTCGACTCCTCCGATCTCAGCTTCTCGGTCGTGCTCAACGGTCACATCTCCACGGCTCAGTACCCGAACATAATCACCGCATCGTTCTCACCGGCATCGCCCAACTACTTTGCGAATGTGTTCAACACCGATCCGACGCTCATCCAGCAGGCTGGCCACTACCTGTACGCACACTACGATGTGTACCCGCAGCTTGCCGCCGTCACGGCTTCTGGCTACAGCGTCCCGCTGAAGACTGGAAACGTTGAGCTCGCAGCCTTCATCCTCACGAGCTCGCTCTCCAGGAACGTTGGAAGCACCACGATCCCGAACTTTGAGGGCTTTGCCGACAGGTTCAGGACCGCATTCTCACCCCAGGTCATCTCGCAGAAGTTCGGTAGCAGGAACAAGAACCTCTTCTGCTTCCATGCCCTCGACGATGGTGCATCGGCGACCTTCGACTTCAAGATCTCGATCGAGAACATCAAGAGCTCAAAGGTCGACGGCGACTACGGAACCTTCGACGTGATCGTGAGGGACTTCAATGACACGGACTCCAAGCCAGTCGTGCTGGAAGCCTTCCGTGGCGTGGACCTCAATCCCGGATCGAACAACTACATCGCCCGCAGGATTGGCGATGTCCACACCTACTTCGACTTTGACAAGTCGGTTGGATCGCAGAAGCTCGTCATCGACGGCAACTTTGCCAACCTCTCGAAGTACATCAGGGTGGAGGTCTCATCTCAGGTCTCAGATGCCGGAGTCGATCCGACATCGCTGCCCGTTGGATTCCGCGGACCATGGCACTTGGTGACATCTGGATCGAGCATCATCGGCAACGGTGCGTACTCCACCACCTTCCCACAGAGGCTGGTCCAGCCCCCGATCCCGTTCCGCCAGAACCTCACGCGCGGCACCTCGCCGAAGACTACTGTTGACTCAACGCTCTACTGGGGCGTCCAGTTCGAGACGGTGGACAGCCTCACCGAGCCCAACAAGAATGCCACGCTGGACACAAGCTACGCCAGCTTCGCCAAGTACTTCCCGCACTACGCGACGGGCCAGCTCGCCACGTGGACCGGAGACAATGAGGGCACGCTAGACGTGACTGGCACCGTTCTCGACGCGGACAGGTTCAACAACAACCTGTTCACCCTCGAGAGGGTCCAGGTCGTCACCGGCTCCGATGCCGACGTGGTTGACTCCGCTGAGTGGGCCTCCGCGGTATACCGCCGCGATGGAACCCTCGCTTCTTCCCTCACAAAGAAGAACGGCGATACCCAGCCGGGCAGGTTCCTCTCCGTCACGAAGGACTTTGGCGCCTCCGCAAGCCAGAACTTCTACAAGTTCACGATGTTCATGCAGGGTGGATTCGACGGCGTCAACTCCTTCGATGAGGAGAAGGCAAAGTTCACCGACATCGCCGCCCAGCGCGAGATGGACGACTCGACAAACCAGGGAGACATCTCTGGCCAGACGGTCGCAGCATACCTCAAGGCGATCGATGTGATGGCTGAGAAGTCTGACGTCGACATCCAGATCCTGGCGATCCCCGGCATCCGCACCAACCGCATCACTGATACGGCTCTGGCGAAGGTCGAGGACAGGTTCGACGCGATGTACCTGATGGACATCAAGGAGTACGACACCTACGCCGTGCAGATCTCCGACGATACCACGCAGGTCAACGTCAACAACACGGTGACCAGCTTCAAGTCGAGGAACCTGAACAGCTCGTTCGGCGCCGCCTACTTCCCAGACGTTGTGATCACTGACCCGAAGACGAGAACAAACGTCCGCTGCCCGCCATCAGTTGCGGTCCTCGGCGCCTTCGCCCTCAACGACAGGGTCGCATACCCATGGTACGCCCCGGCTGGATTCACTCGCGGCGCCCTGTCCTCGGTCGTTGAGACCCAGGTGAAGCTCAATCGCAACAACCTTGACTCTCTGTACGATGCGGACATCAATCCGATCACATCGTTCCCGAGCTCGACCGGTGTTGTGGTCTTCGGACAGAAGACGCTCCAGGCAACTGAATCTGCTCTCGATCGAGTCAACGTCAGGCGCCTCCTGATCGACCTCCGCAGGAGGATCCGCACCATTGCGAACTCCTTCATCTTTGAGCCGAACAGAGAGAGCACACTGTCGAGGTTCTCGGCGGCGGTCAATCCGGTCCTCCAGAGAGTCCAGCAGCAACAGGGTCTTGACAGGTTCAAGGTGATCATCGACACGACGACCACCACGCAGGCTGACGTTGAGAACAACACCATCCGCGGAAAGATCTTCCTCCAGCCCACCCGCGCCGTCGAGTTCATCTCACTCGACTTTGCGGTCACGAACGCTGGTACAGAGATCTAAAAGCAGTATACTTACTTGTAAGTCCAGAGGAGTCCAAGAAAAATGGCCGAGACACTTTCAGTTTCAGATATGTTGCCGAACAAGTTCGAGCCGAAGCGCAAGTTTAGGTGGGTGTTCTCAATCGAGGGCATCGACGCATTCCTAATCAAGACCGCTTCGCGACCGAACATCACGATCTCCGAGCAGGAAATCCACTTCATCAACTCGAGGCGCTACGTCGCGGGTAAGTCGAACTTCGACGCGGTCACAGTGACCCTGTACGATCCGATCGCCCCCTCCGGCGCCCAGCAGGTGATGGAATGGGTCCGCACTCACTTCGAGTCGGTCTCAGGTCGTGCCGGCTATGCCGACTTCTACAAGAGGGACTGCCAGCTCAAGATGCTCGACCCGGTTGGAACCGTCGTTGAGCTCTGGGACATGAAGGGCTGCTTCCTCACGAACGCGAACTTCAACGACCTCGACTACTCAGCCGAAGATCCGTCGGAGATCTCTCTCACGATCAGATTTGACAATTGCGTACTGCAGTACTGACAGTTAGATTCTAAACTCTGGACAACTTCGTGGGGCTGGTTTACCAGCCCCACGATCTGTTTTACTGTCTACATGGCTACGTTACAGTTTCAAGTAACTTGAGGAGAAACAGTGGAAGATAGGTCTAGGAAAAACGAAATCTTTGGCGGAAATGCACCCGCTGGTGTTCCCACCAGAAATGTCATGAAGGACGACTTTGGATTTGAGGTCCCGACTGAGGCGGTGCCGCTTCCATCGAACGGTCTCGTCTATCCTGTCGAGTCCGCCATGCACAAGAAGGAGCTGGTCTCGATCCGTGCGATGACGGCTCGCGAGGAGGACATCCTCACCTCGAAGGCGCTGATCAAGAAGGGCACGGTCATCTCTGCCCTGCTCAAGTCAGCGATCCTCGAGGACGGATTCGACCCCGACGAGATGCTCTCTGGTGACCGCAACGCAGTGATGATCGCGCTGCGCATCACCGGCTATGGCACTTCCTACAGGGCTGAGGTAGACTGCCCCGCCTGTGGTGAGCGCTCCAAGCAGGACTTTGACCTCTCTGAGCTCCCGATCAAGCGCCTCGAGGTCGAGCCGGTCTCTCCGGGTGCAAACCTGTTCGAGGTCGAGCTGCCTGTCACACACAAGAAGGTCCGTTTCAAGTTCCTCACTGGCCTCGATGAGATGGACCTCGCTGCCGTCACCGAGCGCCGCAAGAAGCTCGGTCAGGTCTCAGACAACCTCGTCACGACCCGCCTCCAGTACGCGATCCAGTCGATCGATGGGATCAATGACAAGAACAAGATCCAGATGTTCATCAAGAACATGCCCGCAAAGGACTCGCTGTTCCTCCGCCGCTTCATCGATGAGAATGAGCCCGGCATCGAGATGAAGGGTTGGATGGACTGTAATTCGTGCCATGAGCACTCGGAGGTGCGCCTCCCGCTTGGGGCCAGCTTCTTTTGGCCTGAGTCCTGAAGACAAGAACATCTTCCTCGAGCAGGTCTTCCTGCTGATGTACTACATGGGATTCAGCTACACTGAGTCCTATGACCTGCCGGTCTGGCAGCGGGTGTGGTTCATCGAGCGCATCAACAAGGAGATCAAGGAGAGCCAGGGACAGAGCCGGGCGGCTGATCAGAACACACCCGACACGAGGGCAATGATGAACAGAGCCAGGTCCCAAGTCCCTTCCAAGCTTAGGAGATTCACATAGCCGAATAGTTATGGAGGAGGAGCAAGTATGAGCACCCAAAAGAAACTTTTCGGCAGCGCCGCCGCGTACATCATGGGAATGAAGCCTCTGGTCGAGGTGAAGGGGACGAAGGAGCAGGTTAGTGCCTTCAAGGACGTCCTCGTCGCCTCACGGAGGCTCTACGAGTCTCTACAGACCGACAACCTCGAGCTGGTGAAGAGGAACATCGACGAGAAGAAGCAGGCAGCGCACAGGTTTCACAAGGCCACTGGGATTCTGTGGCCCCTCTGAGGCATTCTCAAGTCGAGTTTGAAGTTACACCCATCTGACAGAGAAGTGAAGCAGAGGTAAAGCAGTGGCCACAGAAAAGGAACTCAAATCACAGCTTGAGATCATGCAGGAGCTCAATGCCAGCGTGAGAGAGTTCACCGCGAATCTCTCCAAGGCCACGAACGAGCTCTCCAAGCAGAGCGGGATCTCGAAACAGCTGAACGATAACCTGCGCAGCGGTCTCAACCAGGGACCTGGCGATGGCATCAAGGATGCGACCTCCGCGATCCAGGATGCTGCAAATGCCGCCACCCAGGCGCAGGAGAACACAAATGGCATGACTGGCGCAATCGATGACGCCAGCCGGCAGACTCAGGAATTTGGACGCACTACAAAGGGCGTGTTCAAGGAAGTCAAGAAGGATGGCATAAGCCTGACCTCTGTGTTCAAGGGCATGGGCACTGGAATCATGGCGTTGGGCGGGTTTGCGCTCAATGTCGGCAAGAGCCTGTTCAATGTGTTCAGCAAGGCTTCTGACTTCCTGATGGACAAATCTCTCGAGATGATGCAGAATGGCCAGCAGATAACCCAGGCGTGGGAGAAGGTCCGAGGCGAGTTCGGAAAC